TCAAAAATGCGCACATCTCAAACAGGTGTTGTTGCAATCGTTCAAGCATAATTATAAAATTACAAGGGAGTTATTAATTTAACTCCCTTATATAAAAAATATTAAAATGACTTTAGAAACAGCAAAAGAACTAGCAAAAAACTCAATAGATAAATCAAACATTGTTATTGTAACAAGTGATAGTGCTATTTATTTATTAAGTGATAATGCTGAAATTGAAGTTATAAAAAATCATGCTGATTTAAACAAATTAGAAATGTTTGTTATAAAATCGGAAGAAGTGATTAAAGAAAAACCAAAAAAGAAAAAATAATTTTTAAAAATATTTTATAAATGGCAAATGACGTTATATTTAACAAAGGACAAGGCGGTTTAGGTAGACCATTAGCAGGTACTGATTATATTTCAGGCTTACTATTTTATACAGCGGCTTTACCAAGTGGCTTTACAGCTACTAACAGAATTAAAACCGTTTTTTCAGTTGAAGATGCAGTTGCATTAGGTATTACAAATACATCAATCGGAGAAACAAAATCAACGGCAACTTACTTAGTAACTAATAAAGGAGCTGTTGGAAATAAACACAAATTAACATGTGCAACTATTAATAGTGTTAATCCAACTGCAAGTAAAGCTGCTGCTGGAGTAGTAACATTATGCGATTATACACAAGTAACTGCTGATGTTGTAACAGTTGATACTGCTGCAACTAGATTAGCTGCTGAAATTAACTTAGGAACTCCAACACATGGATTTACTGCTGTTGCTACAACTGCAACCGTAACAATTACTGCTGCTGCTGGTCAAGGTTTATTCTTAAATACGGGAACTCCTTATGTTTCAACTGTTGTTGGTACATTAGCCGGTACATTAACTCAAAACGTGGTTGTTGGAGTAGCAAGTGATATTGACATACTTTATTACCACGTTTCTGAATTTTTTAGAATACAACCAAAAGGTAAATTATACATTGGTGTTTATGGAACTGCTGATGCTACAACTTTTGATAGCGTAACTTTAATGCAAAACTTTGCACAGGGTGAAATTGTACAATTAGGAGTTTATCAAAAAACAAGTGCTTTTGCAACTACGCAAGTAACTACTTTACAAGCTGTATTAAATCTTTTAGAAACTAATCACAAAGCTATTTCATCAATAATTTATCAAGCTGATTTAACTGCTGTAACTGATTTAACTACATTAAGTAACTTAAAATTATTAAGTGCTAAAAATGTAACTGTTAGTTTAGGGCAAGATGGAGATAATAATGGTTTTAAATTATTTAAGGCTACTAACAAAAGTATTGGCTGCATGGGTACTACACTTGGTGCTGTTGCCTTAGCAAAAGTAAACGAGAGTATTAGATGGATTGCTAAATTTAATGTAGCAGCCGCTGAATTTGACACTCTAGCATTTGCTAATGGTACTTTATATACAACTGTATCTGATGGTACTATTGTTAATTTAGATTCATTTGGTTACAACTTTGTAAAAAAAGAAATCGGATTAGTTGGATCATATTTTAGTAGACCAAATACATGTATAGCTTCAACAAGTGATTACACATTTATCTATAACAATAGAGTAATTGACAAAGCAATCAAAGGATTAAGAAGTTTCTTATTACCTTCATTATCTAGTCCATTAGTAGTAAATGCTGATGGTACTTTAAGTGAAGATACAATAGGTTTCTTTAATTCTTTATGTGAAAGAGCTTTAGAAGTAATGCAACGTGATTTTGAATTATCAGCATTTGATGTAATAATTAATCCAAATCAATTAGTTTTAGTAAATAATGAATTAGTTATTTCGGTTAAATTAGTTCCAGTTGGTGTTGCTGATACAATTACAGTTAACATAGGTTTTGCATTATCAATTTAAAAAATAAAAAGACATGGCATATACAATAGTACCGTTAATAAACGGAAAATCATATGAGTGGGCTGATATAGTTGTAAACGTTTTAGGAACGCCAATTATCGGAATCACTAACATTGAATACGAAGAAAAACAAGGAATGGAAAACATCTACGGAGCTGGTCGTATGCCAGTTAGTCGTGGATATGGTAAAATTGAACCAACAGCAAAAATGACTGTTTTAATGGAGGAGTTAGAGAATATTCAACTTGTTGCGCCATTAGGTCGCATACAAGATATTCCTGAATTTGACATTATTGTTATTTATTTAGATGCTGCATTAATTACTCGTAAACATGTATTGAAAAATTGCAGATTTATGAATAATAAACGTACATCTTCAAGTGGAGATACTTCAATACCAGTAGATTTAGAATTAATTTTATCACATATTCAATATTTATAATTTATTTATTATATTTGTAAAAAAATACAGATATGAAAACAGAAATTGAATTAGAATTAGAATTAGTTAAATTAAAACAAACTCATAAAGTAGTAAGAACTTTAGAAGTATTTTTAGATACTGATACTGAAGAAACTGCTACTTTATTTTTAAAAAAGCCCGATAAAACAACACGTTCTTTAGTTAGTAAATTAGTTAATCAAGATAAATTTAGTAATGCAGTTATAGCTTGTTTAAATTCACTTTACATTGGTGGAGATGAATTAAAATTAGTTACTGAAAATGACGATGCTGTTGAAAGTGCTGGAATGGGAGTTGTTGATTTATTGACTGTTCAGAAAGCAATTTTAAAAAAAAATTAGATTATTATAAAAAGCAAATAGAAACGGATGAGATAGCAAGAAACAATGCGCTTATCCGTTTTTTTTATAGAGAAAATCCCGAAAGTTTATCAGATAGCCAATGGGCTAAAAGAGTATCGGAAATGGATTATTGTTTGAAATATCAAGGAACTAGAGTAGATAAAATAGATGGCTAACAATTTAGAATACATATTAAGACTAAAGGATCAATTTAGTAAAACTATGCAAGGAGCTGCTAATCAAGTAAAAGGATTAGATGGCAAAATGGGTGGTTTAAAAAGTAGTTTAGGTGGCTTAAAAGGTGCTATTGCTGGAGCGTTTGCTGTTGGTGCTGTTGTATCATTTGGTAAATCGGTTTTAGAATCTTTAAAAAATTATGAGTATTTTCATGCAAGTATAAAAGTTTTATTATATGGTAATGGAAAAGCAGCAACTGCATTAGAAGAACAATTAATATCTTTAGCCAAAACAACTCCATTTAGTTTAGTTGATGTTCAACAAGGTAGTAAACAATTATTAGCGTATAGTTTTGCAGCATCTACTATTGTAGAAAACATGAAAATGTTAGGTGATATTAGTAGCGGTGTTGGAAAACCATTAGGTGAATTAGTTTATCTTTATGGTACTTTAAAAACGCAAGGTAGAGCATTTACAAAAGATATTAACCAATTTACAACCGCTGGTATTAATTTATTGCCACAATTAGCAAAACAATTTAAAGTTACTGATGCTGAAGTAATGAAGTTAGTTCAAGATGGTAAAGTTGGATTTAAAGAAGTTGAAAAAGCATTTAAAGCAATGACTTCAGAGGGCGGTCAATTTTTTGGAATGATGGCTGTTCAATCTAAAACTGTTGGTGGTCAATTATCTATGATGGGTGATAGTTTTGAACAACTAAAAGTTAAAATAGGTCAATCTCAAACTGGAATTATTGCTGGCACTACTTCATGGATTAATAATTTATTAGAGGGTATTAATAGAGGTATTGATGCTATGAATTTATTAGATAAAGCATTTGAAAAAAACGAAAAATTACAATTTGGTTTTGTTGAAAAATATGCTGGTAAATTTTATGATAAATATTATGGAATGTTTGGAGCTGATCCTAGAAAAGGCGGTCAAGCTGAAATGGAGCAATACGCTGGTCAAACTAAAGAACAATATGTAGATAGTTCAAAAGATAGAGCAACAGCTTTAAGAAATCAAATTTCATTAAATGTAATGATGAAAATGTTGACTTTAGATAAGAAAATGGAATCTTTAGAAAAGAACAGAAGAATTGCAATATTAAATGAATTAAAAAATAAAAATTTAGATAATTTATCTTTATTTGATTTAAAAGAAAATAAAAGCCAAATAGAAGGAGCTGGAGGTGTTGATGGTGGCAAAGGAACTAAATCACTTGGAACAGGAACTGAAGTAACAGGTGCAAGACCGCAAGCTATAAACATAAACATAAACGAATTAGTGCATGAATTAAATATTCAAACAAATAACATGCTTGAGGGTGCTGGTAGAATGAAAGAATTAGTTTCTAAGGCATTATTAGAAGCGGTAAATGATATTAATTTAATTGCAATGGCATAATGAATAGTTTTAAACCAAACATAAAAGGACAAGCTGAATTAATATTAAAAACGTCTGGCGGTGCCGCTGCTAAAACTGCAATACACGCTGCTTTTGTTAATTATAAAGAGATTGCAAAAGAACAAGGGTTATTTGATGTTACATCTATACTTACTGCTAAACGTGGTAAATTTGGTCAACAAATATTTGATGAATTTACTTTTTTAGCTGATAGTGTAAATAAATTAACTTATGAAATGCCAAATGAATATGGAAAAAATAGTATTATTATTATTGCTCCATTTACTTTTGAAACTGCTTTAATAGAAGTAAATCAAACTAAAAATATAGTTAAAACTTCAATTAGTGGAATGAATGGTACTGTTAAAGAGTACATGAGCAACGGAGATTTTATAGTTAATTTAAAAGGTGTTATTGTTGGAGATATAGCAAATCAAAGACCAGACAGAAACGATTTAAACGCTTTAGTAGCTTTTTTAAACGCTCCTTTAACCTTACCTATTAGCTGTTCTTTTTGCGAAGAATTTAAGATAAATAGCGTAGTTGTTGAATCTTATAAATTTGGTCAAAGAGAAGGAGCAAGGAATATAATTGATATTGAAATAAATATGATTTCAGATAGTGCTATTGAATTAAGCACAAGTTTAGAACAAAAAGATATATTTTCAACTAGAGTTCCATACGTTCAAAAATCAATGTTTTAATGTTCCAATGCAACTGTAAAATAACTATCACGTCAAAAGGTACTAATCGAAATGTTAGTTTTAACTTTGTTCATTCGATTGAGATTGAAAGTAGTTATGAGAATTTAACCGATACTTGTAAAATTACTATACCTCGAAAACTTAGTTTTGAAGGTAAAAATTTATTTGAAGGTAGCGATCCAATATTTAAAAGAGGTGATAGTATTGAAGTTTCAATTGGTTACGTTCCAAATTTAACAACTGTATTTACTGGTTACATTAAAAATGTAGGAACAAATGTGCCAACGGTTTTAGATTGCGAAGATGAAATGTATTTGTTAAAACAATGGACTATTAACTACCCATCAAAAGTTGGATTAATTGAACGTTCAAAAAAAGGTAAATTATTAAAACATCCTAAAATTATTCCATTTAGCGTTAAATTAGATGAATTATTAGATTATTGTTTAACCGACCATGATATTGAATATGATATAATAGACGATATTGATTTAGGTCAATTTAGAATGATTAATGCAACTCCTGCTGCTGCTTTAGATAAACTTAAATCGGAATACGGTTTATATTCATATTTTATAGATAAGGTAAATAAAACAACAGGAAAAGTAGTAATAGACATTAAAACTAATAAACCAGTTAGAGTTTTACATGTTGGTTTTGCAAACGATGCTGCTATTACTCACGAATCTACTTTTAAAATGGAGGAGGTGATAATTAATAGCGACACTTTAGAGTGGTCTAGGGCTGAAGATGTTAGAATACAATGTTCTGCAATTTCGATGTTTCCTGACAATACTAAAAGTGATCCTATCATATTTGGAGATCCCGATGGAAACCAAATTACTATACATAAATACAACATGAGTGCAGCAGCTTTAAAATTAGCGGCTGAAGAATGGATTAAGGAAAATAAATACACTGGTTATAGAGGTGATGTTGAAACATTTGGAGAACCAGTTATGAATCATGGAGATAGGGTAAAAATTATAAGTACTAAAC